ACGACCTGTGTTCCGTCGAGGTTGTGAGTGGCCTGCTGTGGGTGCCGATTGGACGACATGGATGAAGAGCTGTATCGAATACATTGATGCATCCGAAACCGAGACACTTCACATTGCGATCTCCAAAGAGCATGCAACACCTCAACATACGCACTACGAGATTCACCCTAGCTTGATTGTCGGTCATATGGCGAGCAGCATTCCCTTGTCGGACCACAATCAGTCTCCACGAAACACCTATCAGTCTGCGATGGGTAAGCAGTCCATGTGCGTCTACGCAGGCAACTATGCGAAACGACTCGATAAGAACGGCTACTTATTGTGCAGCTTGACTCGTCCCTTGGTCGAGACGCGTGCGATGAACATCTTGAAGATGCACGAGATGCCCTACGGAATGAATGCGATTGTTGCGATCGCGTGCTATGGCGGATACAATCAGGAGGATTCGATTATCATGAACCGAAGTTCAGTCAATCGTGGGTTCATGCGTGGACTCTACTATACGATGTACAAGGACGAAGAGCATCGTAATGTAACCTCAGGTCGAGAGGAAAAGTTCATGAAACCCATGCGACATAATACTCGCAAATACAAGACCACTAGCTACGATGCAGTTGGAGACAATGGAATTCCAATCTTACACTCGACACTTCAAGAGAACGATGTGGTGATTGGAAAGGTTGTGAATCTGCGTAACGATACGGCTGGATACACCTATCGCGATGCAAGCACTACACACAAGAACACAGAACCCTGCCGTATCGATGGAGTGTGGCAAGACAAGAACAGCGATGGCTATCCGTTCATCAAAGTACGTGTGGTCTCTGAACGTGTACCACAGATTGGAGACAAGTTCTCCTCTCGACACGGACAGAAGGGAACCGTTGGAATGCTGTTGGACGAAGAAGACATGCCCTTCACTGCCTCTGGATTACGACCTGACTTGATTATGAACCCTCACGCAGTTCCTTCGCGTATGACGATTGCACAGTTGATGGAGAATATCTTTGGAAAGGTCGGTGTCCGTAAAGGTACACTCGGTGATGGAACTCCATACAGTCACTTGAAGGTAGAAGACCTGCGTAAACACATGCTGGAATTGGGACTGCATCCCTACGGCAATGAGATTCTCTACAACGGACAGACTGGAGAAATGATGCAGGCCGAAATCTTCATGGGACCTACCTTCTATCAGCGATTGAAGCACATGGTGATTGATAAGAAGCACAGTCGAGGTAAGGGACCGATTGTGAGTCTGACGCGACAACCTTGCGAGGGACGCAGTCGAGATGGAGGTCTTCGTGTGGGTGAGATGGAACGCGATTGCTTACTGAGCCACGGTGCCGCGGCATTCACGAAGGAACGCTTAATGGATGTATCTGACCCGTTTCCAACCGGTATCTGTAAGACCTGTGGAACACTTGCAGTGGTGAATGAAGAAGAGATGATATACTCCTGTGGAACCTGCGGCAACAAAACCGAATTCATCACGAAGACTATCCCCTATGCGATGAAGCTGTGGATGCAGGAACTAGAAGCGATGCATATTGTTCCTCGGATGGTTCTTCAGTGATTGGAGTCCTCCTGAGGACATGATAGAGTCCCCATGAAACGCAGCTTACACAGATCACAAGCAACACAACAGATGTACCAAGGGCTAACTCTTGGTCTTCGTCCATAGGTATTAGTGTTTTTCACATCGTAAGCCTCTACTCCCATGGAGTAATGACATCCCATATAGGCGTTCCAGTCCAACCATCATAATACAGATAGGATACTGATAACAATGCTTCTGGTAAAGTAATTGTATTATCACGAATCTCGCGAATCATATCCGCAACGCGTTTATAACGCTTTGTGATGAGCTCGGGTTTTGGAGACGCGTAATGGTCTGGATTCCAACGAATAAAGTAAACAGGAACACCTCCATAGGATTGCGTTATATTGACCATACGAGTTTGCTCACATTCACACTGCCTATCACGATGCTGATGTTCGTCACATTCTAGAATCACAATTTTGTCGCCAAAATCGAATGTGCGGTCGGGGCGTTCTCGTCCACACGCACCACGTTCAATAATGATATCGGTAGAATCACCTTTTAATCCACGCTTGTTCAAATAGTCCATAAGAGCGTTCTGTTTGGCGAGTCGATTTGTTTCAAACCTTTTTGTATCACAATATTCACATTTGTTGTTCTTGTCCAACACCATGACCAGTTTACATGAAATACACTCTCGCTCTACGAGATTTTCATCGTCCTCTGCTTTGTGAACTTCACAATGCCGAGGAACGAAGTGCTTGCCATAAAAAGCGGGCTTGCGGCAGTCTACGCATTTAGCTTTTGGACGCGTGATCATTCCTGGCTTTCGGTGGCGACTACACCTTGTTTTCTTGTTTCCCGGAATACCATAGGACGCAAGACTCTCACAGGCTTCGCATATCGGATTAAGTACATCGACCATTCCAGGCTCTTTATGTTTCGTGCAAAAACGACCCTTTCCACCTGGTAGATCGTAATATCTTGATCTACTTTCACATCCTTCGTATTGACATCCCTTTCCGATAACACAGACCATTCCATCCTTGGAGTGTGCGTTGCAGAATTCAGGTGTCTTACCCGGGTAGTTGTAGGATGGATAAATATCACAACTTTCATGACCACACAGACGTGCGAACACATTCTTCATACCTTCTTCTGCATGTTCTTTGCAGTAGGTAGGTGATTTGATGCCAAAGCTTGCAGACTTCTTACACCCTGCATGTTTACATGTTCGTACACGAATGTTGATCATACCCTCTAACTTATGTGTACTACAATGGAGTGCATTTGTTTGTCCAGGATAGTTGTAACCTGCTGTAACTTTACAATCACATGTAATACATGCATTCCTATTACACATACCAATCTCTTTGTGTTTTGAGCAAAATCGTGTAGGGGTTCCTTTCATAGAATAATTTGCACGAAGATTGCATCCATCATGTTCACAGGTAATGTTACGAACATCTACCATTCCTGGTTCGGCATGGGCTTTACAGAATCGACCTTTTCCACCCGGAACATCAAAATTACGACTCGTAGCATCGCATCCAGAGTATGTACATCGAACACTTGCCACATTGGTCATCGTTGATAATGCATGGTTTTTACAGAATCGTCCTTTTCCACCTGGGACATCAAATATCCGTGAAGTGGATGTACACCCTTTATGTTCACAGAGTTTGTTGGTAACATTCACCATCCCAGGAAGTGCGTGTTTTTTACAATGAGTTCCTTTCGTACCTGGAATCCCAAATGCCTTGGAAGTGGATGTACATCCTGAATGTTTACAAAGTTGAATCACAACATTCTTCATAGTAGACTCTTTATGACTCCGACAGAAGCGAGCCGTATCGTTACCATAATAGGCCATCTTTGTGCATGACTCGCATGTAGGCATTATGATATATAAATATTTTCTTGTTAAAATCACTCCGCGTCGCCTCATCTTTTTTTTTCGTATTGCGACTCAACATAACAACATGGGAGGTGGTCTTTTACAGCTTGTCAGCTATGGCGCACAGGATATCTATATTTCAGGTAATCCCCAGATTACCTTCTGGAAGGTGCTTTACAAGCGCCATACAAACTTCGCCATGGAATCCATTGAGGTTACCTTCAACGGCCAGGCCGACTTCAACAAGCGTGTGACTGCAGTCATCAACCGTAACGCCGACTTGATGTACCGCACATACGTCCAGGTTGTTCTCCCAGCAGTCGACCTCACAGCCGGTTCCACCAACTTGAACCGATTCCGATGGCTCAACTACATCGGTCACAGACTGCTCAAGGTCATTGAGCTCGAGATTGGAGGTCAACGAATTGACCGACAATATGGCGACTGGCTCCAAATCTGGACCCAGCTCTCCCAGGATGCAGGTACCATTGCAGCCCTCGACGACATGATCGGTAACACCCACGATCTCGTCCTCATGAAGGACCGACGTGGTTATGCCTTGGATGCCTCTTGCGCTGGTGCCGAGCTCACCAACTCTTGCGCTCCCCGATCTGGTACACCAGCCAAGACCCTCTACATCCCTCTCCAGTTCTGGTTCTGCAGAAACCCAGGTCTTGCTATCCCATTGATTGCCCTCCAATACCACGAGGTCCGCATCAATGTTGAGTTCGAGCAATGGATCAACTGCTGCTACTATGAGTTGACTGGCTCCACTGCAGCCGCAACCTCCATCCAGTCCTTGACTGCTGCCTCCCTCTACATTGACTACGTGTATTTGGACACTGAGGAGCGACGACGATTCGCCCAGCAGACACACGAGTATTTGATTGAGCAGCTCCAGTTCACTGGTGCTGAATCCATCACCTCCTCCTCCAACAAGATCCAGCTCAACTTCAACCACCCGGTTAAGGAGCTCATCTGGGTTGTTCAACGAGATTCCTTCGTTGACTGCACACCCAACCAGAACTTCATTGCAGAGGTCAACGGATGCCAGCCATTCAACTACACGGATGACTTCACCACTGAGGGTATCGTCATGGATGTCCTTGCCCGTGGTTCCCTCGGTAACACCAGCAACCAGACTGCTCAACAAGCCATCCCCACCACTTCTGGCGATGGTCCTTCTGGTCCTTACCTCCCAGGCTTGGGAATTGCCTTCGGTCCTTCCCTTGGAGGTGCTTCTTGGTTGGACTCTGGAGACAACCAGGGCGAAGAGGTCTTTGCAGCCACCACCAACTACCTTCTTTCCAAGGTTATCCTCGATTCAGGCGTCAAGTGCTCAGGCAAGAACCCAGTCGAGGTCGCCAAGCTCCAGCTCAACGGCCAGGACCGATTCACAGAGCGCGAGGGCCGATACTTCGACCGCGTTCAACCTTACCAACACCACAGCCGCACACCATCTGTCGGTGTTAACGTCTACTCCTTTGCCCTCAAGCCAGAGGAGCACCAGCCATCCGGCACATGCAACTTCTCCCGTATCGACAAGGCGACCCTGCAGCTCACGGTCTCCGTCAACACGGTCCGCTCTGGCCGCACGGCCCAGGTTCGCGTCTACGCGGTGAACTACAACGTTCTCCGAGTCATGTCAGGCATGGGCGGTCTTGCATACTCCAACTAAACGTGACGTAGTGTAATACATTAAATAAGTAACAACAAGGGGAAACCCACCACTGTGTTTGGAAACCCAAAAACAGTTACGGGTCAAACAAATAAGTATGAGTTTGTGTATTCTCTATCTCGCATCTCCTCTTTCCTTTCGAATCCCTGGGTCCACTGTGTCGCGTTACAGTATGTTGGAGGCATCCATTCGTCAAACTCGCAAGTGTTTTCCGAACACAGACATTTTCGTATTTCATGAGGATTACACGGTGGATGAAATGGCTAAACTTGAAGGTGTAAAGCAGTGTGTTCGGATTGATTTCAAAGGGTTTGAAGGCATTTATAACCGTTCACTTCCTCAATCACGTGGATACCTTATGATGTGTCGCTTCTTCAGTGGAATTGTACAATCATACCCGGTTCTACAGTCGTACACACATTACATGCGATTGGACGATGACTCCTTTTTCCAAGAACCTTATCCTACACAGTCGTCCATAAGTTCATGGTTAACAAAGGATTACGTGTATCGGTCTTTGTTCTGTGAAGCCAATGATCAATCGTCATTGTTTGAGTTTACAATGGAGTTTGTGAAAAAGGAACTCGGAATTCAATACTATCTTCGTTTACCTAGACTCTATGCAATTTTGCGAACTAGAGGTGTTCTACTAAATGAACGATACACAGGTCTTGCACCTTATAACAATTTCCACGTCTCGAGTTTTCAAATGTGGAAGAGACCTTTAGTTAGAAAGTACATTCATGCAATTGAAACCAGTGGAAACATTTTCATGAGAGGATGGTTGGATGCAAACATCCATGCAATGATCGTATTTGTCCTCTCACAGATTGAAACGATTGAGGTTGGTACGGATACTACATTTGGGTATCGACACAATACCCATATTTGTCCTATAGGATCTTTCAATGCGTTAGCAACACCTGGTATTGACTTCTTTCCAGGCATGAAAGAGCTTACAATAACCTAAACGATAAAGTTGTTACTAAACAATGCAATATCCAATTTATAGCCCCGATATCCAACCGTATACAACCTCGGTTCGGAAAGCGATCGATGATGGGTGGATTAGTTCACAAGGAGAGTTTATATCAAAAGCAGAAAAGGCATGTGTAAACGTGATCGGTTCTCCTTACGTTGTTCTTGTAAACAATGGAACAAGTGCAACCCATCTTCTCTATAAGTCGCTGAAGTACAAATACCCGAACATCCAACGAATTTACGTGCCTGATTACGTATTCGTTGCAGTCTGGAACTGTGCATTATACGAATATACTCCTGAACAGATTTCGGTATTGAAAATGAACCCGAAGACATTGAACATGTGTGAAGACGAGGATTACTTGTTATCACTTGAAGCGAACTCTGCGGTGGTGGTTGTTCACAATGTCGGTAACATCGTCAATGTCCCTCGTATGCAACGATTACGTCCTGATTTAGTCTTTGTAGAAGATTGCTGTGAAGCATTTCTAGAATCGTATGAAGGAGTTACCGTAGGAACAAAGTCACTCTGTGCAGCAGTTTCGTTCTTTGGAAACAAGCTTATCACAACGGGTGAAGGTGGACTCTGGTATACACATGATAAAGCTCTCTACGAGTTCATATACAAATCATGCCATCATGGGACAACTACTGAACGTTATGTCTATGATGTTCTTGGTTACAATTACAGAATGACTAACTTGCAGGCTGCGTTTCTGTTTGATCAACTACAAGACATTCAAGCGATTCTACATCGGAAGCGCGAAGTCTATGAACGATATGTGCGATTGCTCAAAGACACCGACTATACTCCATCGACTACAGGCTTGTGGATGTTTATTCTGCGATCGAATACTGAACCTTACTCAACCCTCCAAACACGTCTACGAACGTGTGGTGTAGATGTCCGACCTATGTTTTACAGCATTCACACACATAGCCATCTCCGATCGATTACAGCACAGCCACAGGATATTCAACACTCTTCATTGTGTATGATTCCATCGTCTCCAACACTGTCTGCATATGATCAAACATACATCATTCACTGTATGGTCCAACCCACTGTATTCGATATTCGTCAAGCAACGTCCACAGGATTACATGAATTTCTAACCCATGAAC